GAAGGTGGCGATCATGCGGCCCCACCTTGGCCCTGCATGGCCTTCAGGAACGGCGCGACTTTGCCTGCACTTTCCGCTACGCTCCCTGTCTCTGCAATCATCTGTTCCGATTCCAACTGTTGCTGCCGCGCCTCGGCAATCGCCGTCATCTCATCTTCGCTGTTCGTCACGATAGCAGGCACGCCACGGACCGACACCACATGCCGCGCCAACTCTTTTGACTTGAAGATGTCCAACACATCAGGGAACCGATCTGCAAGCGGGGCAAGATCTTGTACTGCCATCGTGATCGACTCGACATCGGCGCTACGCTGGGCACGCGCAATCGGGTTCTGAAAGACCACATCGATGTTGCCATCGGTATCAAAGATCTCTGGCGGGGGTGGAGCAAAGGCGTTGGCATTCCACATCGTATCGAAGGTGATATCGAAAATCCGCCGCAAGAATTCCTTCTCCGTCCGGCCATAGACCGGCCCCATCAGCCTAAACAGCAACTCGATCTTCTTGCTGAATTCAAACGCCGTCATCTCCGATTTGTTCACTTCCATCAAGGCAAGGATCTGATCGACAAAGAAGATTTGTCGGATCGACTTCCGCAACTCCTCTTCCTTAATCTGCGAGATTTCAGGATGCGAGCCGGTTTCATAGGGGGCGATGCTGTCACGGATGGATTGGCCATGCGTATTGATTGAGGTCGGACCGCCAGGGGTGAGCTTCAATGTCCCAATCACGCTATCATGCCGCACCATGATTGGCGGCTTGATCTTCAACGCCCAATCTTCCAAGCCCATCGTCTTCGCGGTATTCAGCGTCCACGTATCAGGGAAGGCAATGTCACCACGGCCACGCCCAAAGACTTCTCCTGGCGTCTTGTGATAGCGCGGGATGGCTTTCGGGAAGGTCCGGTAGCCGCCTTCATGGATGACATGCTTCGATTCCAAGTCAATCCAGCAGGACGCATAGGGCATCTTCTTGGCCCCTGCGGCAAACTCTTGCTCCGATAAGGTGCGCGGATACACATCATGGATGATCTGGAAACACTCATCCACCTTGAGTTCATCCAGCGCCTTCTTGGCTTTTGGCGGGAGGTTGTCTTTGCCGAATCGTTTCTCCAGTTGGCCTGCGGTCATCTCTTTCTCAACCGTGACTTCATGGATCAACCCATCCGGCCCTTCCCCAATAACGAATCGGCCCGTCTTATGCGCTTCAACAAAGAGGCCGCGAAATCCCTTGACGCGCAGATGCGGCATCTCTGGCATTTCTTCAATGCCGAGACAGCCGGTACCAAATCCGCCGTGGTCAATGAGTGATTCCGGCGCTTCCCCGTAGAACATGGAATTGGAAAACGCCGCCAGCATCCGATCACGGGAATCTTCCAACCACTCCTGAATCGCATCATTTGGGCGGTTGCCCTTCCCCATCGCCAAGCCGCCCCATTGCTGGGAGGGGTTGATGATGTGACCGGCTACAAACATGGCCATCAATTCCGCCGCCATTAAGGTAGTCGAATCCGTGACCCCTGTCGTCTGCTTCACGCCTGGGGTGCGTTGCGACACGATCCCGACCCGCGACGGCGCGAGAAAGGGAGCCATCTGCTCCCAGCGCCGGTCGAAGTTCGCGCGGCGGTCTTTACGACTTAGATAGAGTTTGACGCGAGCAGATCCATCAGCGGCCATCGAACACCCCCAAGGCTTTCATTTCCTCGTTCAATTCTTTCGACCGTTTAATGGCGGCCCTCTCTGCTTCTTTCTGTGACTTAAATGCACGAATCGGCTTCTTGGTATCAGGATCGACAAACCCTGCCTGGCGCACAATTTCCAAGGCTTGTTCAGGATCAACTTCTTTCCCCCCGAACATCGTGGGAACATTGATCCACTGTCCACCAACCTCAAAAGTCGCGGTCCGTTCAGTGGACACTGACCCATCCTCGTTCTTGATAATCGGGCGGCCTTCCTTGGTATACCCGACAATCTTTGCCCCCAGCGCAGGAAGTTCTGGCATCCTTAACTCCCAATCGTGGCGCGGAGCGGGGCTGCGCCATTCGTGGTTGGCTCATTGCTCCGGCCCGCGAATTGCGAAAGAATCGTGCTTTGGAATCCTCTGGCGCGGTTCCGTCGCTGTGCCGCCTCGACTGCCGCCTGCTGCACAGACGCATCGCTGGCGGACGGACTCCGTGATGTGCCACCAGGACGCGGGAACATAAACATCCGTGAGAACATCTTGCCTGGGTTGATATTGCTCATCGTCCAAATCCTCCGATGCCACCAATGGCAAATTCTGTTTCCACGGTAATCTCCCGCCGTGTCGTCTCCATGAGATCGCCACCGAGCAGCCATCCCATGAGGTAGGCAAACGCATCGCCCACATCGGCCCACGGTGAGTTGGGCTTCTTCGGACCAGTGCGATCCACTTGCCCATCGTCTTTTTTCTGGTAGTACCAGCGCCCGTTGAGTGCATGGACGAGCAGTTCCGTGTCGGGGGATTTCGCAATGAGGAGCGGGGCGCGTCCGCCGACTTGGCGAGGCGCAAAGGCTTTTAGCACGGCTTCACGGCGAGGAGGCCAGCGGACTGCCCCGCGCACGATTCGTCCACCGAGCTTGGCGAGAATCATCTTTTCCGCCGATTCGCTAATCGTCGCTTGGCCAGGGGTGGCCATGTTGGGGTCGATAATGTGCACCAGTTGCACGCCGCCATCTTGCACCGCCCACGGGGCATACGTCAAGAGCCACGGCAGCACTTCTTGCTCGATCAACTCCAGCACCCCCACCCCGATCTTATTCTTCACGCAATAGACCTGGGCTTGCCCCTGTTGCAGTTGCCCGATCACCGCCGAGGGGGAATGCCCGCCGTCCCACCCAATCCCCAAGAGCCATCCAGCATGGGGGGCAATCGGCTGCGTTGTGACATGATAGCGTTCATCGAACCCCTCTGCGACCTGGTGACCCTGTTCCACCATCACCCACTCACCGAGGGCCAGCCGTGCTTGTAGCGTAGGCGACCCCGCAAAGGTTGAGAGGGCATCCGTCTTCTCCTGATCGGTCAGCCGGTCATCGGCTGGGACTTGCACCGCCAGCCGTGTCGCGGGGATCTGCGCCCCAAGCACGCCGAAATACTGCGCGGGCCAGCTATCCGGTGCGCCAGGGTTCGTCGCGCAGATCGCCGCCTTCCGGCGCGTCTCAAGACGGGCCGAGCTGCGTGCGAGTCGGTATTGGTCTTCGGTAATGCCGGTGCCGTCCGTCAATGACGCCACCAACTCTTCCGCCAGCACCATATGCACTTCCTGCCGCAACCGCTCTGCCGAGGAGTCGTCTTTACAGCCCACAAACTCGCCGCGAATGAGATCCTTCCCTGCCACACTGAACCAGGCCAGCGTCCGGTCGGATTTCATCGTCCATAATCCGCCCCACATCGGCAGTTCCAGCGATTGTCCCGTCTTGCCTGCCGCCGACATCAACGAATCATGCAACCACGCCACCTTGAACGGAGCCGGATAGCCCGCCCGTAGATGGAGTTCCGCATTGATGAGGGCTGCGCCTGCCAGCGTATGCGTCTTGCCGGTCTTGCGTGGCCCATGCACCAACACTTCCTCGACCGGCCCATCAATGGCCGCCGCAATGGCGCGTGACGCCTTGGGCGCAAAGCAGACCGGATGCACTTGGTCGGGGCAGCGTCCCTCTGCGATCTGCGCCAGCACGTAGGCACACAACTCGTCTGCCCCGTCGCCCATCTGCGAGCGTCCGACCAGCACCACCGACCGGCCTTCGGCATCCACGCCGTCCGCCACGGCCAGGCGGTCGGGGAGATCGAGAATCACGGCGCACAACAGCGTGCCCGTCATGGCCCCAATCCGCTCAACCAGCACTTTTTCGATTCGTGCGCTCACGCGGTTTTCTCCAGTACTCGCTGCAACGCCTCTATGACCCGCTGCACTTCCGCCCTGTCCAGCAACAGCGAGAGGCACGTCTCCTGCGAGGTCTTGACCAGCGCCAGATGAATACGCCAGAGATCCGGCTGGACCAGCACCAACCCTCCCGTCCGTAATTGAATCGTCTCTAGCGGCTCCATTAGGCGCTCTCCTTCCGCTCCGGCTCCGACTTCGGCCCAACCTGCTTCAGCGCCCGCCCTGGCAACGCCTTCGTCGGCGCGTCCCGCAACCGCTGCAACGCCGCCACCGACGCCCCATGCCCATCCAACATCATCAAAATCCGGTTCTGCTCTCGTATCTCCTCCGTCTGCTGCACCGCATTCGCCCCGTTCAACGCCCGTATCACCACATCCAATCGCTTCAGATCGACTTGCCGCTGCGATGACGCCGCCTTAATCACTTGCTGAAACCCGTACTGCAAGTCCTTCGA